ATCCGGGGGAACGCCCAGGCGCTTAACTAGATGTACATAACTCTTCGCTAGCTTGCCGACATCATCGAAACTGCGCAGGCTGGGTTCATTCGCCAAATCTTCGGGCAGACTGGTGGGATCGAACGCCAGGCTGTTGACGCTGGAGCCTTCGGGCGCCAAGCCCGTCTGGCTAGGTTCTATTGGTGCTTCAGATGGCTGCGACGCTGTCGCCTCTTGGGTCGTAGTCTCCATAAGGGCTGTCTAAAAGGTTGGTAAGACGCTCCAGGTCGGTATTTAAGTAGCGTAGCAGGTCTACCACTACACTGCGCCGCCCATCGTTATAGGCGGTAGAATACGCATCCCCTGGAACATGACAGGGATCAAAAATCCCATGCCGTTGGCATAGATCCGCTAGCACACGCTCTCCATGAACGCTTTGAAAGACCGTGCGGTAGTCCGCTAGACGCCGCTTTTCCTTTTCGCTGAGTCTCATTGTCGCTGTGCCCGTGCTTCGTTCAGATAGGCCACCGACTCATTGCGGCGGCTCTGGCTGATGAGGTTTTGTTGTTCGGCAATCGCGTTGGCTTGTACCAGTTCCTGCTGTTGGGCCTGCTGCTCTGCTGCCGCACGTTGTTCAGCTTCCAACTCTTCGCCAGACTTGAATACGCTGGGGCTGACCTTCAGTATCTCTGCCGCCAACTCCGCTACCCGCCCTGTCTGGAACCGCTGAATGACCGTGGGGTCCAGTTGCGCAAAAGGCACCAGGAACTGAATCAACTGACTGATGGAAGCCAACTCGCCAGAGCGCATCGCAATCGCCACTGGGTTGGAATACGCCACCTTGAAGTCGGCATCCAACAAGACCTGTGGTGGCGGTGGAAGCATCCCAGAGCGCAGCATCACCGATAGGGTGCGGATGACCAAGGGCCCTAGCATTTCGGCCTCCTGACGCGCCACAATCGGGCCTAGAATCGAAAGCCTATCTCGTTGTCGTGCCGCAATCTCTGTGGCGCTGAAACGCAGTACATCGCCATCGGCTGCCGTGGGGCCTGGTAACTCCAGCAGGTCTAAAAAGAAGGTGCGGTCAATCGCAGCTCGTACCTGCCCAATCTTCGCTTCATTGAGGTCTACCCGTCCGCCGGTCTGCAAAGGCGCAATCCGGTCCTGTGGCCCAAGACCAGCGCGGTAGTAGTTCAGTCCACCAGGGGTGGTTCTGATTGGCGATAGGAAGCCATCGTCCGGCACCAACAACGGCGGATCGACGACTTTCTGCAGGGCAATCAGGCCGACACGCTCCATCTCGTTAATCATTCGCACATCGGGCAGCGCTTCTACGCCGGGGCCTCGCCCATAGACTTCCATACTGTTTTTTTGCCAGCGACTGACAATATAAGGCATCTCATCAAACCCACCCTCCTGCACCACCTTGCGCGATTCCGGGTGGATGTAGATCGACAGGAAGGGTTTCTGCTTGGAAGTCTTGCCCGGCGCGTTCACACGCGGGCGGACCACATGCAACAACTCAAAGCGCTGGAACGGTTCCTTGTCGGCAGCCTTGATGATCTCATCGGGGAGCTTGTTGCCAAACTGGCGGTAGAGGCTTCTGGCGGTGTCATCGAAGCGCCGGTAGACGCTGTCCACCATGCCCGTCTTGTTTTCGGCGATGTAGGTGTGGCCCAGAAAGTAAGACTTGAACACAGGCCCCATGCCCGGCTCCTGTGTCACATACATGCACCCCGTGCCAAAGGCCAACAGGTCTAGGTAAAACTCATGGGCGCTTTGGTGGAAGCCACTGCGGGGGGCATTGAAGATCCCGTTGCAGCGCCGTGTCGCGTCTTCCAGCCAGAGCTGTACCTGCCGGTTTTTCATTAACTCGCGGTCTTCGGTTTCCAAGGCAAACCAGGGGACGGTAGAACTCGTCAGCGTGTTGTGCAACCCAGAGGCGGCACGAACTAAAGCGCGGACGGCAGAGCTTTCGTAGATCCGGTCACGCCGCTGCTCCCCCGGCGCGCGGTAGCGGTTGGTGAAGTCGGCACGCCTTGGGATCATCAGCTCGGCAATGTCCTGCCACATGTTTTCCCAGTTGCCACGCTCTCCCTTGAGCGCTTCGTATTCTTGCACCAAGGAATTGGCTAACTCGCTCATAAGGCGTACCTTCGGCGGCTCTGCGTATCGCCACCACCCGAAAGAATTGTGTCTTCACGACCATAGCGATTCAATAACAGGCGTCGCATTCGACGTAGCCGCTCCTCTTCGGACATCTGACCTGCTTTTGAAGTGGCTTGCTCCATCGGTAATTCGTCAGGGTCACCTATCGTGGGTGCCGGTGCTAGATTGTCACCACCTGTGGCTTGGCCGCCACCACCTCCGCCACCAAAAGGATCAAACTGACTAAGCAACAACTGTAAGCCTTTTATTGCATTGACATTAAACTCTGCTGTGTCTTCTGGCAGCGCTTCAATACCTGCTACATTGGAACTGACCAAGTCTTCAGTTGTCTGCGTGATTCCTTCAAAGTTCGTTTCTAGGCCGCCTGACAGGCTTGCGATGTTGGTTTCTGTTGCCTTGGTTGCACCACTTGCCAACTTTTCCAAGGTTGGATTACTTTGCCCTTCTGAAATGGTGCTGCCAAAATCAATCGCATTCTGTTGCATGGCAGAGCCTGCCGCAATCAAGTTCTGCTGTAATGCCGACCCAGCATCAATCGCTCCTTGTTGAATCGCAGAGCCTATTTTTGGAACTTCTGCCGCCAAGCCTGTCAAACTGATTTTGGTGAAATCTTGGTTTAAATTTGGCATGATTTTGCTTAGATCATTGATGTCTACATCGATCTTCGGCATCAAGTCTTGCTCGGTGTTCATGCCTAGCGATTTGCCAGCTCCTTCCACTTCTGTTTTGACTGATTCGGTCAAGCCTTCCACTTCCGTTTTCAAACTTTCCGTTAGCCCTGTCAGTTCAGTGTCTGCCGCTTCCTGCACGGAATCTAGCGCATCGTCACCCGCTTGTTGCAGGTCTTCAAAAATCTTTGGTTTTTTTGGTTTACACATCGACTAACTCCTTTTCCATAAGTACGGTTTTTAATCGAAAGCCTGCTTTGTTCAAAACTCGTTGATAGCCCTTGAATCCGTTTTGGTAAATTCGTACAGCACCACGTTTGCGGGCATCTGCTTCAGCGGCAGGCAAAACTTCGTTTATAATTTCTTTTAAAGAACCTGCCACATAGATTCCGTAGCCTTCCAGGCCGTCTGGGCCAGATTCATAAGCACCGACCAAGCAACTGTTTTTTGAACTGTAGAACTGCAAACGGCCTGCTTCGATTGCCGCCACCACAGCGTCTACTGTCGTGTCATGCCCATTGCGCTTGATCGCCTTGGCGATGCCGTCCCGAAACTCCTGCTTCAACGCGCAGCTCCACGACGTTTGTAGCCCTGGCTCAAAATAGAACGCCGATAGCCTAGACGGTCACCGCGCTTCCTAGCTTCGGTGTCTATTGCCAGCGAACGCTGCAGCCCAGGTGCCTGCCCTGCCAGCGTCAAGACCTGTTGCTTCGAGGTTTCCGCCTGTTGGCTGTATTCGTTTAACTGTGGCTCCAGATCCTGATAGGCCGCCTGTAAGTCTTGATAGCGAGACACGCTGGCGTCGTACACGCTTTTGGCTGCAGAAGCGGCCGCATCAACCTTGGAGCGGTCTGCAGCATACTGGTTGTACGCGTTTGCGGCAGCGGTCACTGCAGAAGAAGCTTGGTTGTATCTTGTCGCTGCTGGGTTGTAGGTATTGGAAACATACTGATTGTAAGTATTCAACGCTGCGGTTGATTGCTGCTGGGCATACCGCGTTACATAGTCCTTGTCAGCTAACAGCTTATTGTACTTGCCCATTTCAGTTTGGTACGTACCTAAGAACTTCTGGGCGTCTTTTGAATACGTCTCACTTTGCGTGCGGGTTTGCGACGCTAGGGTAGTTAAGCGTTGGGCTTCCGCAACGGCCGACTGGTACTGAGCGTAGGTGCGCTTCCCACGGGTGTAGAGATCGTACACGCTGTCTTGATAGGTGCGTGCCGTGCCACGATGGATAAACGCTCTGCTGGCTTCTGAACCAGAAGCCATGGCAGAATACAAGTTTGAATAGCTGTCGTAACGGTTCCCTGTGCGAGTGTCTTCACTCAAGCGACTCATCGTCACACGGCTCCCGCCTACATAGATATTTCCCCCGATTCCACCTAGATCGTATTGAACGCTACCCGTGTAAGTCTTGGGAGACAGATAGACGCTGCTTAACAAATTGTTGTACTTACTAGCTTCCTGATTTGATAGCTTCAAATATTTCTGATAAGCAGTGCCAGCGGCATCGGCACCAGATTTCAGATTGCTTAGCGCGGTTTGATAACTGGACTGACCTTGGGTGACGCCTCTTGAATAGGCCGTAGAATACGCAGAATACAAATTGTTTGCTTGTTGAGCCGCCGCATCACGCGCTGATTTCAAAGGCGCTACACTGGCTACTGCTGAATCGTATGCGCCTTTCAAGCGCTTCAGTTCCGTATTGAATGCACCAACGCCTTCATTATAAGCCTTCTGATAAGCGCTGTAATTGGAAGTGACGGTGCCCTGGTAGTCCCTAGCGGCTTGTACCGCTGTGTTGTACTGCGGCGCCAACTCTTCGTAACCGGCCAGTGCGGTTCTACCCGTTTCCTGTGCGGTTAGTAAAAACTGCCGATTGCGCTTCAGCGCTTCGCGGATGTTGAAGTCTGTAGAAAATTTAGTTGAGCGGGCCATAGCTTTCCGGGGTGGGGTGTTTGATCCAGAAGTCAAAGGGGTCGAAGGTGCCGTCTGAGAGACTGCCCACGGCTACAGAAGGTCTGGGCTGGAAACTGTTCGTGATGGCGTATCTGAGGCTCTGTGCGGCATACCTGGTGGCACTCATCAAGTCATCGACCTTGCGCACAATCTTGCCGTCCTTGCGGTGGTACATCCGAAACTCTTGGAACCAGGTGTCGAGATGGTTGAAGACCTTGAAGCGCCCTGTCTGCATCCGCGTCAGTAGCGCCATGATTCCCGGCTCCACCGATATCCCGCCTTCCGGGTTCGTGAAGTGGCTTCCCAGAAAGCGAATCCCTGCCCGCCGGTATTGAGTTGCTAGCGCCTCTCCAGAACCCTTGTCATGAATGCTACCGTCATGCGGCCAGGCTACCGGAATCCAGGGGCCTCTGTGCTTGATCGCTTCGGCGTGCTGCAACATCCCACTGCCCTTCTCGCGATAGGCGTCATAGAGATAGACCGTGTCGGTGTCCCGGTCATGAGCCAGCCAGACACAGGCCGTAGGGTGGTCAAAGCCAAAGTCAATTCCCGCAATCCGCGCCCAATGCTCTGGAATCGGAAAGGCCGGGCAACTGATGTTGTCTTCCGGTACTGGGAACACTTGCCCTGAGCCTAACATCGGGATGCCCTTGGAGCGCATCAACCGTTCATGCGGAGGGAGCGCTGCTAGGATCTCTTCGCGTACCTCCAAGCTCAGGTGGGGCGCATCATCCCAGGTCGCCTGAATCAACGACTGACCTGCCTTGCGCTCGTTTAAAAACATGCCCACCACGCCCGTCACGCCATTCTCTGGCGTAAAGGTCAACGCTACCGGCCCACCGGACTTCAGCGTAGAACGCAGCGCCTGGCTGTAAATTTCCTGGGGTGGCTCCTCATCCAGCCAGACATAGTCCACCGCTACCCCCATCCAGGCCGCTGGACCCGAATCGTACGACTTGAACTGCAAGCGGCTGTTGCGACCACTGACATGCTTGATCAGCGCAAAGCCAATCGCATTCGGGACGCCGGGGTTGCGCTCGGTCTTGATAATCAAGTCCCGTGGAATTGCGCCGGTCCCAAACGCATCAGGATCGCCTGACTCGCCTAACAACTCCGCTTGCACGATGTCCCGTGTGGCGTAGTGGCTCTTGCCTGCACACCAAGCCTGAATCGGCCTCTCAAAGCGCACACCCTGCCACCAATCAGGGTAAATCCCCGTCAGGTGATAGGCCACCTCCATGGCACCAGAGTAGGTTTTGCCCGTCTTGTTACCGGCCATCAAACAGCGCTGCCGCGCCCGGTTGCCCTGATCGTCTCGCGCCTCATGAAAGCGCAACTGAAACGGGTAGGGCTCATAGAAGTCAAAGGCCCTGGTGCGCCGCGTCTCTTCGTACAAGTCCCGCAACTTCAGAACCTCATCCACCTCTTCCAGCCATTGCTGCTGAACGTAGGCGTCCGCCTCTTCGTTGCGTGTCATTTCTTTTTGGTGGGCCCGTACTTCTTGAGACAGCGCCCTGCGGCCTTACACTTCCCTGGTGACGGACACTTCGCACAAACCTTGAACGGCTTCTTGGTCATTCCTGGCATCACTTCCCCTTTCGCTTGGTACGTTTGGCAGTTTTGGCACTGTCCCTAAAGGCTTTCGCGGTCGGTGCCCCCTTCGACCCCGGCTTGCGCATACGCTCCTTGGAGCCTGCTTTGATTCGCTTCCGCTTGGCGTGTATATTCGCGTACAAGCCCTTCTTTTTCTGCATCCAACAACTCCTTGTGGCGTTTGTCTGATACGGCCCAGCGCTGCTTCCTGTCCGCTAAGAGCGCATCGCGTAACGTCTCCTGAATGCTGTGGCGGTACCAGGCCGGGATACTCGCACTTGGGGAAATCATCCCCTGGTTCGCCTGCAGCTCACGCAATAGAAAATCAATCTCCAAAGGGCTCAGGTTCACAATCATCGCTCAAGCCCCAAAAGGTTTGGAAGCGCAGCTTGGGTGAGACTCCGAAGATCCACCCTATCGCTTTGACTCATAGGCTCCTTCGCTCTGCGTGGAGTAGTGGCAACTACATGTTGTGGCGGACCCGATAGCTTGGGTATTCCCTCAGAAATTTTACCCGCCAAACCTAATCGCCGTGACGCTTCCAAAATCGTGGTCATTCTTAAATTTTAATTAACTCACACAAAATACCGCAGTCGCCAACAATCGGCTTAGAGTGGCGGCCTTTCGATGGGTCCAACTCATCTAGGTACACACCTTTGATGCAGGATGCACCTACTTCCCGCTCTAGCTTTGCTCGCTTGCGAAATACTTCAGGGAAGTCCTGCCGTATCTTGTTCCAGTAGCCCATACCGCCCTTCACGCAGCCGACGCAATTGTTGTTGTTGTAGCCTAGATCGTACATCGCAGGGCGCTTGATGCCTGAAGCCTGCAGCACTTCGTGCGCCTGCTCCTTTGTCATCTTGTGGTCTATCAACGGAAATACATGCTCCTGCTTGGGCATCGAATCCAGTAGGTTGTCTGCGCGGTCTACTTCACCGTAGTCCATCCCCCAGACGTAACGCAGCGGAACCTTCACCGTCATCTCCCACTCTTGCCGCACTCGCCGTTTTAAGAACTTCGTGCAGGCTGCTCCTGATGGACCGTTGATGTAACCGCGTCCACCAGACATCTTGCAGGCGGTTGCGACATCCTTGTAGCGCCCTTGTAAGCGCTCCACCGGCTTGCCAAACCACTCTTCACAGTCGGCTACAAAACGCAGCGTGTCTGGGTGCTGATCGTCAATGTGCGCATAGATGATCCGGTCAATTTCCTTAATCGCCAACTTTGTTGCTACTGCTGACGATACCCCCGCTGAAAACCACGAAACGGTCAACAACCCCACATCCTGCGGGACCAGTAGTTCGCACTCGTTCTGTCCTTCGTGCCCTTGATGCCGCCAGAGCGCGCACAGTAGCTCTTCTTGCGACCAGGCTGATCCTTC